TTCTAGACGATTTAACGGCTAGTGCTACTGCCACATACACACTTCAAAAAAATAGTGTTAATTTTGTACCAGGTTCAGCTAATCAATTAATTGTTTCACTTAACGGTGTTATCCAAGAGCCAGGAACTAGTTTTATACTTAATGGGTCAAGCCTTGTATTCTCAAGCGCCCTAACATCTGCAGATTCAATAGATTTTATTTTAGCCCTCGGTGGGGTTGGTAATTTTAATACACCAAGCGATGATTCTATAACTACAGCTAAGATAGCAACTGATGCAGTAACTAGCGCAAAGATTGCTGACGATGCAATCACAAGCGCACTTATAGATGATAACGCAGTAGTAACCGCAGCAATAAATGGTAATGCTGTAACTGCTGCAAAGTTTAACGCGGATGTAATTAGTGGACAGACAGAGCTCGCAGCTGAGCCCGCAGACACAGATGAGTTTCTAGTAAGTGATGCAGGAGTATTGAAACGAATAGATTACTCTCTTATCAAAGGAGGAGGTGTAGTATTACAAGCTAATTCAGCTTTCAAAGCTACCAAAAGTACAACCTCTTCAACTTCAGATGTTCTTGTTACTGGATTAGAAGTATCTCTAACACCAGCGGCAACAAGCAGTAAAGTTCTTATTATGGCTGACCTTGGAGGAACATCAACAAGTTTAGAAAATCGTCAACAATACTTTTCGTTTTATAGAGATATTGGTAGCGCTGGATATGCTGCTGTTGGTATTGGCACAGGTTCAACCCGTAATTTTGGCTTTGGATTTAACTTTGGAAGTATTTCAAGTCCACAAGACAATTATCACCCAGTATCAGGTCAATTTCTAGACTCTCCAAATACAACTTCTCTTGTAACATATCAAGTACGTGCTAGAATTTTTCAACATCCAGATTTATCTGGTTCACCAGTAGGAGCAGTTAATGGAAGAGCATCAGACAGTTCATTTGGTCCTTCTTCTAGTATTACAATATTGGAGATAGGCGCATGAGACACGAAGCAATTAGAGCATTATACGATACTGCTGTTACCATTGATGATGATGCAGGTGTATTTGATAAAGATGGAAATACAGTAACAATAGATGAATCTGCGGTCACTGCAAAAATAGCAGAATTACAAACTGCTTATGACAACTTGCAATACCAAAGAAAAAGAGCATCAGAATATCCATATCTTGTAGACCAACTTGATGATATCTACCACAACGGAATAGATGGCTGGAAAACAACCATTAAAGCCATTAAAGATAAATACCCAAAAAGTTAGTACAGTCACTTGGTAAAGAAGGAAAGATAAATGGCATTAATTAAAGTAGGTGCAGGAGGCATAAATAACAACGTTGTAACAAACGCACAAATTGCCGTAAACACAATTACTACAGACGATATTGAAGATTCAAAAGTTACACCACCAAAGTTTGGTGGCGGAGCAATGACTATTGGTTTTTCTGTAACAGACCATGACGCAGGAACCAAATCTTCAGGTACTTATACACCCGATGAAGCTGATGGTCCCTTTCAAAAAGCAGTTAATGGTGGCGCACATACCTTAGCACCTCCTTCAAATTCAACTAGTTTAGTTATTCAATATACAAACAATGCTAGTGCTGGAACTATTACAACATCTGGGTTTGATAAAGTTGATGGTGATACAATAACCACTACAAATACTCATAAATTTTTCTTTTACATAACTAAATCTAATAGCTTATCTTTATTATCAGTAAAGGCTCTTCAGTAATGTTTGGGATTATACCATCTCTGCATGGAAACCAAGCATTTGCAAATTTTACAGTCGCATCTGGAGGTTCAGTAACAACAGATGGAGATTTTAAAGTTCACACTTTTACTTCTAGCGGAACATTTAGTGTAACAAAAGTAGGTGCCGATGATGAAGTACAATATCTTGTTGTAGCTGGTGGAGGTAGTGGTGCTACAAATCAAAACTCTGCTGGAGGTGGAGGCGGAGCTGGTGGTCATAGAACAGCAACAGACCATACTCTTTCTGTACAAGATTATTCAATAACTGTAGGAGCGGGCGGAGCTGCACCAAGCACAGGCACAAATAACGGTAATCAAGGTTCTAATTCTGTTTTTGATAACATAACTAACATAGGTGGAGGACATGGTTCGGCTGGAACAAGTGTTGCTGGTGGTAATGGAGGTTCCGGTGGTGGTGGTGGAGCAAGAGGTACTCCTGGTTCAGGAACAGCTGGTCAAGGTAATGATGGTGGACCTTCAACTACAACTGATGATGGAAAATCTGGAGGCGGAGGTGGCGCTGGAGGAGATGGTCTTATTTCAGGAACAAATAATACTGGTGGTAATGGAGGACCAGGAACTGCAAACTCAATTACTGGTGCATCTGTAACAAGAGCAGGTGGTGGCGGCGGTGGTGGTGCTGCAAATGCTGGAGGTACTGGTGGCTCTGGAGGTGGTGGTAACGGTGGTCAAACAACAGCATCCAATGCAACAGCAGGAACAGTCAATACAGGTTCAGGAGGAGGAGGTTCTGGTGGAAACGGTTCTGCTTCAGGACAAGCTGGAGCTGGTGGTTCAGGAGTTGTTATTTTAAGATATAGGTTTCAATAGGTATTTATATGGCACATTTTGCAGAATTAGATGAAAACAATAAAGTACTAAGAGTTTGTGTTGTAGCTAATGAACATGAATCTGATGGAGAAAATTGGTGTAAAGATTTTTGGGGTGGCACATGGAAACAAACATCTTATAACAATAATATACGATATAACTATGCTAGTATTGGATATACATATGATGCTAGTGCAGATGCTTTTTATGCCCCACAACCTTACGCGTCTTGGTCTTTAGATAAAAATTATATTTGGCAACCTCCAATTGCACACCCTTCTGATGGAAAATTTTATAATTGGGATGAAGAAAATACACAATGGGTAGAGGTTAGCGACTAAAGGACTTATATTTAAATGGCTGATAATAATAGAGAACTTGACCAAATTCAACAAAATATTACGACTCTTCACGCAAGAAGTCAAACAAACCGTGCGCACCTACAAAAGCACGAAGCAGTTTGTGAAGAGCGATATGAACAGATAATCACTACTCTAGAACGAGTGCTTGATGACCAAGAAAAAATGCATAAAAAAGTTGATTGTTTAAACGATTTAGCAGTAAAAGGTAAAACGTCACTAAGAACATTAGTTTTCGCTGGAACAATGGCGAGCGGGGTTATAGCGGCATGGTATTACATAACTAATTTTTTTCCCAGATGAAACCCAAGTTCTTTAAAATTAAAATTCAAAAACTATTAGATAAATTACCTGTTCCGATAGATTTTAATGAGTCACAGTGGGCTATGGTAAAAGGCCTTGACCAACATAGATTTTTCGTTCACGTAGCGGCTCGGAGAACTGGAAAAAGTTTTTCAGCTTCGGTTTTAGCTTTTGCAAAACTCCTAGAGCCTGGACAACAGGTCATGGTGGTTGCACCTAACTTTAGTCTTTCAAGCATTATCTGGGATTACGTAACAGACCTGATAAAAAAGCTACAGCTTGAGGTTGACCGTTTTAATCAAAAAGATAAAGTAGTAAAACTAATTAATGGTAGCGTGTTTAGATTATTGTCAGCAAACAACAGAGACAGTTTAGTTGGTCGTGCTGCAAATCTATTAATAGTTGACGAGGCTGCTATTATTCCAAATGATGAATATTTTACTCGTGATTTACGACCAGCCCTATCAACGTTTAAAGACTCAAGATGTTTATGGATTAGCACTCCTCGTGGAAAAGCTAATTACATGTTTGATTATTTTAACAGAGGTGATGACATTGAATATGAAGATTGGGGTTCAGCTAAATATACTTGGAGAGCCAATCCACTATTAAGTGAAAAAGATATTGATGAAGCAAAGAAAACAATCACTCGAGCGATGTATGCACAAGAGTATGAGTGTGAGTGGACAACCACTGAAGACCAAATATACGGTGGACTAAATGCAGAAAAGCATTGTAAAGAATTAGAAGGCAAGACTAGATATAGTGAAGTGATTGCAGGACTAGATGTGGGTTATCGTGACGATAGCGCCTTTATTGTTTTAGGATTTGATGGCACTGACTATCATGTAATTGACGAACTAATAGAACGTGAAATAACTACAAGTGAATTGGCGTCTAGAGTACAAGAGCTGATTGACGAACACAGTATTGATAATATATATGTAGATAGCGCGGCTCAACAACTAAAAGCTGACTTTGCTTATGACTATGATATATATTGTGAGAATGCAGTAAAAAGCGTAAACGACGGTATCAATAGTGTGCAAAATATGATTGAAAAAGATAGATTACTTTTTGATGAGGAGCGAGCAGTACACACCTTTAATGCGATGAGCAGTTATAAGTGGAATCCTAATACTGAAACACCTAAACCTGTTCACGACTGGTGCTCTCATCCGAGCGATGCAGTTAGGTATGCTATCTACAGCCATCAAAAGATGAGCGCTATCGCAGTTTATGTTTAAAAATTATTTGCGTTATAGATAAAAGTATGAGATAATTTATTATGGCTAAAGAAACACCCGAATGGAGACAATGGCTGAGTGAGAAACTTAACCCTGCTCAACCAAGCATAGCGTCCCTAGAACCTTATGCATCTCCTGAGACAATCGTTGACTTTGAACAGGCTTATCGTGAGATAGAGATTGTACACCGTTCTATAGAAATGTGTATTAATGCTATGACTGATGTGCCTTTAATCGTTGAGGGTGGTAGTCCTTCAAAAAAAGTAAACAAGATTTTAAATTTAAGACCCAATCCATTTGAGGACAGGGCAAGATTGTTTAGACGAGCATTTTTAGATTTTCACTTAGACGGTAACACATTCTTTTACTATGATGGTAATGACTTATTTCTCTTACCAGCAAATGATGTTGAAGTTGTGCCAGATGAAAAAACATTTGTAAGTCATTACAACTATCTTATAACAAACCAACAAACAGCAGATTTTTATGGCTTTAACAAAGAAACCACAAAAGCCCAAGCAATTGTTTTTCAACCTGAAGAGATTATTCATGTGATGAATGAAAATGAGGAAAGCATATTCAGAGGAACAAGTAAATTAAAACCAGTTAAAAGATTACTAGAAGTGTATTACTATTTAGTTAATTTTCAAAGACAATTTTTTAAGAACAATGCTGTACCAGGTTTTGTGTTAACAACAGATTCAATCCTAAGTAAAAGAGTTAAAGAACGTTTATTGGAGAGTTGGAGAAGTAGCTACACAACTATTTTTGATAATGCAAGAAATCCTGCTATTCTTGACGGAGGTCTAAAGATAGACCAATTCTCAAATGTGAAGTTTGATGAATTAGATTTTGAGAATAGTGTAGAGAGGGTTCAACAAGATATTGCTAAAGCATTAGGTGTTCCATATGTGCTAATGAAAAGTGGTAACAATGCAAATATTGACGCCAACCAAAAATTATTCTATAGTCATACTATATTACCGATGTTGAATCAATTTTGTAGTGCATTCAAACATTTTTTTAATAACGGTGTTGAGATACGACCTGACAAAATGAGTATCCCTGCAATGAATCCAGACCAGAGAACTCAGGCTGTTTATTATTCAACACTTGTTAACACAGGTATCATAACTCCTAACGAAGCTAGACAAGGATTAAGATACGATGAACTTGAAGGTCAAGCAGACATAAGAGTTCCACAAAACATAACAGGTAGCGCTGTTGACGCCTCACAAGGAGGCAGACCAGTAGAAGAGGAAGAAACGGTTGATGATTGATAAAAAATTATATGTTGCAAGTAATTTTACTACTAAAGCAAACAACAAAACAAAATTCCTAAATATCGCAGGCTATGCAAACACTACCTCTAAAGATAGAAGTGGTGATGTTGTAACGGCAGCCGCGTGGGCAAAAGGTGTTGAAAACTATAGAGCCAATCCAGTGCTTTTATATCAACACAAACATGATTGTCCGATAGGCAAAGTCAATAAAATAAAAGTTGATAAAAAAGGTATTTATGTAGAGGCTGGCGTTAGTCAAGCCGCAGAAAAGAACCACGGCGTACAAACTTTAATTAGAGATGGCTCACTTAAAAGTTTTAGTGTTGGTTTCAGAGCAAAAGATGGTCACTACGATAAGAAATCTGATAGCATGGTTATTACTGACTTAGAACTTATGGAAATAAGTGTTGTTAGTGTGCCTTGTAATCAAGACAGTTTATTTAGTGTAAGAAAAAGTTTTAAAACGGATGATGAATATAAAACTTTCGTAAACTCATTTAAAGATATGCATGAAGGCCCAATGATGTCTGATAAGGATGAAATCACTGTTGGAGGTTATAACACAACTCATTTTTATATGTGTGGTAGTGCTCAAACAACAATGAAAGATATTGCAGATATGCCAGGTGCTGAAGAATTAACAAAAATGCAAGATGACTTTTTCAAGTTAGAAAAAGTTGTTATGGATGCAGGTGAAGCTGATGAATCACAGATTGTTAAAGCAACTAAAATGTATAATAATATTATGAGTAAAGCAGGAGAGGTTGGATTAGCTGATGAAATTGGTCAGTATATGACAACTCACCTGAATACAATTCTTAAAGGCGACCCAGAGCCAGGATATGGCAGAACTGACATTGAAGATGATATGAAAAGTCAGGATAAACAAAAAGACGGTCACTTAAAAGCTATTGTAACAACAATGAATGAGGGTCATTATCACACAGGTGAGATGGCTCCAGAAACTCATAATGGAATTACAACTTATGCAAGTCATATGGCAAATCACACACATATGATTGTAGATGGTATGGTGCAAATGGCTGAGGGTCATAACCACGACATATCAATGGGTGGTATGATAGTACTAGAAACGGAGGATAATATGTCACCAAACACAACCGAAAGACCATTAAGTCCAAGCGAGGAAATGGTTGCTAACGGAAAATCAATGGAGGAAACAGTTTCAGAAGAAGAAAAAGAAACTGAACAAGCAGAGGAATTAACTGTTGAAGCTAGTCCAGATGCTAAAATACCATTTTTAAACTTATTACACAGCTCTCCAGATAAGATGAAAAACGGAGAGGTAGTTGATATTAATAATAAAAACTACAGAATCATCAAAACCGCAACTGACGAAAGTCCAACTTATAAATTTTTACAGGTTGACTCAAAAGGTAATAGTTGCGATAATACACTTGAAATCAAACTTTCAAATTTAACAAAAAACAGTCGTGAAGAAAAGAAATCAGACAGTCTGACTTTGGAAATTCGCGAATTAGAAACTAAAAAGGAGAAGGCTCAAATGGCAGAACAAGTCGTTGACAAACCTATCGACCTTACTCAAGCTGGTGCTGAGAAGGTTAAGGCTGAAGAAGTATCTACAGTGACTAAACAAGTTACTCAAGAAATTCCTACAGTAAAATCTGAAGTGTCTGAGCCACAAGTTGCTAAGCTAGTTGAAAAAACTGGTTCAGCAATCATGACAGAGTCAGACGCTCAAGAAACAGAAAAAGCAATCGAAGTTAAGAAGGCAGCTGAAGAAGTTGAAACTTTAAAACAAGAGATGCAAAAGTATAAAGAACAAATTGCTTCTTTATCAAACTCAAAAATGAAGTATCAGGAGTCTCAAAGAACTTCACCAAAGTTCTCTGAAAAGCAAATGGCTAATGCTTATCTTTTAGCAAAAGCGCTTAACAGAAAAGACCCATTCGATACAAAAATCGGAATGACAATGAAGAACGTCACAACTGTAGACCAATTCTTGTCAAACTTTTCAAGCAATATATACACTGAAATGGAACAGCAATTAATTATTGCCCCTATGTTCAATAGAATGGCAGTAGATGCTAGAAATTTCAGAGTGCCAGTTGCCGATGAAGATACTGATGGTGATGTAGCACAGTTTGCTAGTGGAACGTTCTCCGCTGGTATTAGTGATACTACTAGAGTACCAACGTCACAACAAAACACAATTAAGGCTGTAACATTTACACCACACAAATTTATGGCTACAACTCATCTAGCAAAAGATGAAGAAGAAGATACAATTCTTCCTTTACTTGACTTCTTAAGAGCAGCAGCTACAAGAAGAATGGCTAGAGCGATTGATAAATCAATCTTAAGAGGTAGAGGCAACCTAACAGGTTTCACAGCAGCTCCAACTAATGCAATTGCTGTTGGAAGTGGTTATGCTTGTGTATTCAAAGGTATTACTAAACTTTTGGATGATGCAGGTCTTGAAACTGATACTGGTGCTGCGGCAACTAAAGCTGCGCCAGCACAAATCGCCTCTGCAAGAGAAACTATGGGCAAATACGGCCTACAACTTGGAGAACAGCTTGTTTATTTAACAACTATTGAGGGTTACAACGCATTAGTAACAAACTCAGATTTCCAAACTGTAGATAAATTTGGTCCTAACGCTACTTACCTAACTGGTTCTGTAGGCGCAATCTATGGTATTCCAATTATGATTACCGAGTTCTTAGATAACGCTGTTACAGGTGAATCAAACAATCACATCGGTGCTCTTGTTTATAAGCCAGGTTACATGATTGCTGAAAGAAGAGCAATGGAAGTAGAGAGTGAGTACGAGCCAAGACAACAAGTAACTGCACTTTACATGAGTACACGTTTTGATTTCAAAGCGTTAACAACTGTAGCTGATGCAGCTCTTAACACGTCTAACTATGCATATGGTTGCTTAGTACGTTCTGGTTAATATCTACTCTTATTAACTTATCTTAAAAGGAGGAGGCGGGTAACTGTCGTCCTCCTTTTTTATTTGGGGGTTCAATGGAACGGTTTGAAGAAAACTATGGAAGATATACATATATAAATCTTCCACAAATTAAAGACTATCTAGGTATTAATAGTAATACAAAGGATGCATCGTTATCCAATGTAATTAACTATGCTACGGCTGCTATTGAGCATTATATCGGTCAAGAAGTGATTGCGAATAATTATAGCGAAATATTTGATGGTGGTCAGAGCAGTGTATTTGTAAATCGTTTACCTCTAAATAATGTACATGCTGTTGCTGAATATGATGGCAATAGTTATGAAATATTACAAGGTCCAAATTCTGATGGCACAATGGTTGACACAGAAAGCAAAGATTCAAAAAATATTGTTAATGTTGACTCCGTAACACTTAGAAAACGTATCAAAAAGTTCGGTCCTACTAGTGCCCAGTTTAGTGGCTCTAATTATCTTGCAATTCCTGATGACGATGACTTTTATTTTGATACAGAAAACTTCACAATAGATGTTCAAGCAAGATTAGCAAAACTAAACACCAATCAAATTTTAGCCACACACTTTCAAGACACAAATAACAAATGGGAATTTAAGTTTAACTCCGCAGAAGGATTACAGTTTCGTGTTGTTGAGGGCGGGACAGAAACAATCAACGTTGCACATGCAGCTACAACTGGATATGTTGCTAATACTTTCCAACATTTTGCAGTAGTAAGAAATGATACAGAATTAAAGTTATACAGAAACGGAACAAATGTTGGTGCTACAGTTACTTTAGCAAAAACAGTTGATGTACCAGATTTAACTGGTAATGTAGAAATTGGTAGAAGCGGTACAAACACAGAAAAATTTACAGGTTTCATGGATGAGTTTAGAATTAGTCGCAGTGCTCAATACACAGCTAACTTTGATGCTCCACAATTTCAA